GTAATTCCACTACCATTCTTACCAACCAAAAAACCTTTCAGGAACGTGATCAGCTCATTAGCGATATCTTCTTTATCTTTACAAAGAAAAGTTTTCAACGAGCGTAATGCGGAATACACGTTATGATCTGTCGCCGGGGTTGAGTCGTGGCTTCCAATCACATACACGCCGCTGCCACCACCGCCCGTATAGGTCTGTCCTTTCAGAGTAAGGCTCTCAACCTTCTCCTCCAGCTCGCCGATACGGGAATAGGCAGCCGTCTCACCAACGGTATAGACAGGCGAATCAAACGGGAAATCCAAGTTAAATTCAAAACCGATAATCCTTGACTGCCTTCCGTTATCGAAATAGGCTTTGTTAATAAGATTAACCTTTTGACCAATGCTGTAGAGGTTATGAATGCCGTCCTCGCGGTATGCGTCACCGGACATCATCGTGCAGTCGTAAGTACTCGGGTCAACCTTTGATTTGGAAGCGTATTTTTCCGTCTTGACCTTCAGTTCCTGTTCTGCAGCACCCACAAGCCCCAGTTCGGTTATTTTCGTGCTGTCCCAGCCGGATAGTACATATTCATCTCCATCCTGGGGAAAGAGCACATCGCCGGGAAGCGGTCTGCCGTAGTCCTCATTCCTGACTATCTCCCATAACTGTGCCTCAGGGTTCCATCCGCCATCCTCCAGCTTCTCCGGCTTTCCCTCAGGATTGAACTTCACGGCGAACTCCAGACCGTTGAGAAGCCCGGACGCGAAACGTATCCTCAGCTCCTGACCGGGGAGGATATATTTCTCGGAAAAGTTAACACCTGTATCCCTGAAACGGTAGGCATTCCATTTTTCCTCAGTGGTTGTGCCGTCCTCATTCTCCACCTTGTCCGTCACCTCGATGGTAGTAACATCCGACATGGTGCCCGTTCTTCGGGGATAGACTTCATCGAAGATAACCACCTGTTCAATGGCTTCCTCGGTGGTCATATTGGGATAAGCGTCTATGTACGGGGTTCCTTCGGGTAACATCAGCCTGCGCTGCACCACACCGTTCACAACCACGGTCTCATCAACCGGACGGTAGTTAGAAGGGATGTTCTTTGTCGAGCCGAAAGCATAGATTCTTGTCGCATAGGTGGACCGGGATTCAGATCGTGGCATTTCCTGCACGTTTTTCTCGATCTCGAAGTCCACCGCGTCGCCAAACTCACAACGCCCGAAATGGATTATATTCTCGGTTATCCAGCACTCGCAATCCCATTTTTTCGCCATGGAGAAACAGGCATCCAAAATGTTGATGTTCTCATAAGACATCAGTTGTGATTTGTTCTCTACCGTACTGTCAATGGAGAAAACAAAATCCTGTCCTTTGTATGTGTAACCAAGAGCCTTTAAATTTCTCAGGACTATACCGGCTTGTACGTCAAGCGGGGCAGTCAGGTTCCAGGACGCCTCCTGTCCGGCCGTCTCCGGGGTATATTTGAAGATTTTGTTTTTCCATTTCCAATAATAGGCATCAAGCTGAAACTCATAGTCGTAGCCGGCGGTATTGGTGTTGAATGCGGGCTTCTGCAAATCGCACACTTCGAACAGTCCGAAGTCACACTCCATGTATGAGCCAAGTTTGAAATATATGGGATTATCCAAGGAGAACTTTAATGTGATGTAGTCCTCCTTCATCAGAGTGAACTTACGCTTACAGCCTTCATTAATCAGAGTTGTAAGCAGGATAGCACCGGATATGTCTTTGATGTCGATTTGTTTCATGTCTTCAAAGTTCGGAGATAAAAAAAAGAGTGCCCAATTTTGAGCACTCACATACACGACAATAAAACCAATGTCGTGAATTAAGTTCTGTTGGCCGGATTCGGCTCATTGAACTTGGCTGAAATTTTTCCGAAAGTTCGGTCTAAACTCTGTGCGTAAGTGATACTTTTACCGAGATAAACCAGATGATAAATCTCGCTACTATTAGCCGAGACTTGAATATCAACCTTGCCCTTATAAAGTTCATCGAAGAAAGCTTTTTTCTTTGCTTGATAATCAGATTGGGAATTTCCTTCAATTGTAAAAGAAAGTGTTATTTCCCTCTCATCGACTTTCGGATTATTGATTATTACCCGCTTCCCATGTTCAAGTCTGCTTTTGTTCTCAATAAAATCCTTCATGGGAGCGGATGCCCCAATAGCATCAAGAAACCCCTCTCCCATTCTCACACCCCATGTCGTGTAAGCGTTTTCGCCATTAATTAATAATTCATCCATAGACTATAATTTTGCTGTATTCTTTTTAACTTCTGCTATATCTCTTTGCATCTGTTGAATAGGTTTGACGATTGCCCCTGTATTTTCTGAAATCTGTACCAATTCAAGATAGGATTGCGCTATCAAATCCCGCGTATCATCAGCAATATTTCTTGTTTCCGTATTTATGGAAAGTAGAGCATCTGCTTTTACTGTCAGTAGATTAAGTGATTGAGATTGAATGATATTCTGATTCTTTATCTCTTCTCCTGCAATATGCAATGCTGTAAACCTACCGCTTAGTTCTCCTGCATCTTCATGTGTCATTTCAGTGCCGAACCCTCTTGATGAAGAAGATTGGGAATAGGACTCCTGTGAAATCTTGTCATATCCGGTTGCTGCGGCAAGCTCGTCACGAAGCTTCATGGCTTCCTCCACATATTTCATATATTCATCCTGCAAGGCTTCTCTCTCTACTTCGGTCAGATTGTTATCCTCCATGGCGGCACCGAACTTCTTCCACCACTCTTCGAGTTTCTCGCTGTACATTTCACCGATTTTATTACTCAGCATGGCACGCATGAAATACTCTGCTATATCTTCCGCTGCATCTTTAGCTTCATACTTCATATCCATAAGATTGTTCACAAAGCTGTCAAACATTCCATCGAAAGTGATACCAGTAAGACCTTCATAGAGTTTGTCTGTAAGTTCTTCCAGCTTACCAGCTTGCTCAACATAATCATTCAACTTGTCAGTCAAACGCTCACCATAACCACCCTTGCCAGTATTCTGAATCTTCTCCCACATATCAACATTACTGCGGAGCACTTTCATCTCTTCAGGAGAAAGGGACCATATATCACCGTTCCAGTTTCTGCCTATCTGCTGGCTAAGACGAGAGATTTCCTCTTGGTTGAATCCTCCCCAATAGTAGTTCCAGCTATGATGGGAATTGGAGTATCTAGCCTGTTCCTGTGCAATTTTTTTATAGTTTTCTTCCGTCTCTTTTTGCAGTTTCTTCGCATCAGCATACGCGGAAACGGACTTTGTTCCCTTGCTGGCTTCCATTACATCTGTCAAATCCTCAATAGCGGTTTGTAGTGTTTCATTTCGATCGGTAAGCCTATTAATAGCTTCCTCGACTTCTTTTTTATTACCACCAATACCAAACAAAGAATTAAAACCGCCGAAAGAAATCGCATTGAGGATATTGCCTATCCCGTTTTTCAGAGATTCTCCAATTGTTACGAATAAATCACCTGACAAGACATCACCGATAATTCCGCTGACTGCATTCAGGACAGCGTCAAGCAAACCACCCACAAGATTGCTCAATCCGTCTTTGAGTACGTCAATGATGGACAGAATCCATCCGACAATGGGGACCTCCTTAAGAGATTCTGACGTCTTGCCTATCACGTCTTTGAATCCGTTCACCGTCTTGATGATTCCACTGTATGCGTCATATAGTCCGCCCGAAGAAAGTTGTTGCAATCCTCCCAATATATTTTCCATGCTCGCTTTCAGTTTGGTTGCGGTATCGGATACATTTTGTTGGGCTTGATTGGCGATGTCTGTCTGTGTCTTTACGTTGGCGGACGCAATGTCTGCATTCTGCTGCGCTGTTTCAAGAGCGTTTGTAGCGGCTTGTTTCTCGCTTTCTGTTCCGTCCTTTTGTGCCTTGGCGTAGTCCTCTTGCGCCTTTTGAAGTTTCTCTAAGGCGTCCGTTTCGGTTTCTACGGCATAGATGCGGTTTTGCTCAGCTGTCTGATAGGCTTTTACATCCTCTCCAAGTTTCTTGAAGTTGACTCCACTTGTACCACCCAAAGACTTTTCCATCTGGC